ACAACACATATCAGAATGCGTTGTATCTTAACATGGTCGGTAGTGAAATGTTCTTGGATACAGCGCAGCTTCGTGAATCAATTGTTTCACACGCGAAGGAACTTAACTATGTTCCTCGCTCGCGCTCGAGCGCAAGGGTTGATCTTAGAATAATTGTTCCGACTGTCGCTGGAACGCCAGACACAATTACTGTTCCAAAATATTATAAGGTTCTTGGTAAAGATAATAATAATAATAGCACTTATTATTTTACAACCAACGAAGCTACTGTCTTATCAAGAGCAAATAATTACACTGCAGATATTTTGTTTTATGAAGGTATCGAAAATACAGAAGTATTCTCTTATGGTAATCGTGTAATTTTATCTTCAGAAGATATTGACACTTCTTCAATAACAGTATTTGTACGAGATTCAGAACAAACCTCTGAGTTGGTAGAATGGACTCGTGCCAACGATTTATTTGGTCTAGAAGCGAATGATAAAGTATTCTTCTTACAGGGCGCAGCAGGTTACAAATACGAAATTAGTTTTGGTAATGACCTTGTTGGTAAAGCATTAATTCCTGGTAATATTGTTTATGTGCAATACAGAGTAAGTTCTGGATCTGATGCAAACGGCATTACTAGATTCTCATCAATTCAGGGTATCGAAGGTAATAGCGTAGAAGTTTCTCTTGTTGAGCTAGAATCTAAATCATCTGGCGGTTCTTTCCAAGAAACCAACGAATCAATTAGATTTAATGCAGCCAAATTTTTTCAAACACAAGAACGCGCCATCACTTCATTAGACTTCATTTCACTTATCAAAACTTATTTCCCTTCTTTGAAAAATGTAATCGCCTATGGTGGCGAAGAAGCAACGCCACCTCGTTTTGGCAAGGTATTAATCGCAGCTATTCCATATGATGGAACTATTGTTTCTGAACCATTAAAACTACAAATTCAAAACTTTGCTAAGAGCAGAACAACTCTTTCAATCGAGCCTATTTTCGTAGATCCAGATTTTATCTATGTAGATTTATTAACAAATGTAAAGTATAATTCGTCATCGACTACGAAAACAGCAACGCAACTCAGCACACAAGTAAATACTGCTATTCTAAATTATGTTGATGTTTCCTTAAATGATTTTAATGCTGACTTAAGATTTTCGCGTCTAACAAAAGCGATCGACGACGCAGATATAGCTATTGTTAGCAATGAAACAAAATTAAGATTAGTCAAAAAAATTATACCAACACCTAATATTCCATTCACCACCACTTGGAATTTCGAAAACGCGCTTAAACAAGACTATACTGGTAAAAAATATACAACAGAAACTCCTGTTATTACTTCTACTCCCTTTCTCTATAATGATGTAGAAGTTTCTATAAAAGACGATGGACTTGGTACATTATTTGTTGTGGGTGATCTAATTGATAATATTTCTTGCGGAACGGTTGATTATGAAACTGGCACAATTAGTATTACTTCTTTGTTAGTTAGTGCATTTTTTGATAATTATATTAAAATATATGCTCTTCCGGAAAACTTTGATGTTGAAACAAAAACAAATAAAGTTCTTTTGTTAGAAGAAGAAGATATCGCGATTAATGTAATTGCGTCCAGAGAATAATAAATGAAAGATATTGAATTACTAATTTCTAGCCTTGTTGAAGAACAATTTCCTTCTTTCTATAAAGAAGAAGGAGAGATGTTTATTGCGTTTGTAAAAGCATATTTTGAGTGGCTAGAATTAGAAAATAATATTACTAGAGAATCTAGAAATTTGATGTCATATCGCGACATCGATAGTACACTGACAAAGTTCGTAGAGAACTTTCAATACAAATATCTGCAAGGTGTTCCTCGCCAGTATACTGGTGACAGACGTTTGCTACAAAAACATATTAAAGAGATTTATGCTTCTAAAGGAACTTCGCGTGGTTTAGAACTATTGTTCCGCCTGTTGTTCAACGAAGACATAAATGTATATTTTCCTGGCGACGACGTAATAAAGCCTTCAGATGGTGACTTCTTTAAGCCACGTTATCTTGAAATGCAATACAGTCCGTACTTGCAATTCTATGTCAACAAACTTATTACTGGACGTGTTTCTGGCGCAACAGCTATTGTCAATGATTATAGGTATTTCTTAAAAGAAAATAATCGTTTTGATGTTTTATATCTTTCTAATATTACAGGCGATTTTCAGGCTGGCGAAGAAATTGTCAACGAAACAGTATTAACAGAGCAAGAAATTGAAATCACAGAAAGTCCTATTGTTCGTGGATCGCTTTCTGATATTATCATAGTAGATGGTGGTGTTGGATTCTTTGTCGGTGATACGTTTACAGTAGACAGTTTTAAGAATGGTACTGATGCGAAAGCAGTTATCACTGACATAGTACAACGCGCTGGCTTTGTTACATTTGACATTCGAAATGGTGGATACGGTTTTAGTAATGTATCGACACTAGAAACTGCAGGATTCGATGACGTTCTTTATTCAAGATATATGCCAAATATTGTATTGGAGCGCACCACTGCTGATTTGACAGCAAATGGTGGATCTGGCACATTTACAAATAATGAGATTGTGGAAGGCAATTCTTCTGGTGCGTCTGGTAGGTTTGTTGATGAATCTGGCGGAAGAGTTTACTTACGAAGAGTAGAGGGTAATTTTTCTACTGGTGAAACTATTAGTGGAGCTACTGCTACGCGCACGTTTACTGGCGAAGATCTTGTTTCCGAAGCTTCTTTCAAAGTCGGACATCTCTTAGAAACTCAGACTCGAGCACTGAGTGGCGTCAGAATAGAAGAAGCGTGCAACGTAGCTGTTTCTTGGTACAGAAATGCAAACAACATTATTGTCAAGCATCCGTTTCATTGTCTTCGCGACGGTGACTATGTAGTAGTAAAAACTTCTTCTGATGAAACCGCGCTACCAGCAAATGCTACGACACCAGTCGCCATACAACTATCAGACTTAGATTATTCAATCAATTCTACAGCCATGTATATTACTGCCAATGGTCACAACTATGACGGTGGCGATCAAATTATCATAAGAAGTTGTTCTAATAATACGCTAATACCACAAGAAACTAGATTTAATGTGGCAGTTTTTAATGCTAATGTATTTTTTATTCCTAAAACTGCAGCTGTTGCTAATACAGGAACAGTCAATATCAACGATTACTATACTATTACTGGATTAAACGCTGGTAATACTTCTGGTACAGCGACCATCGATATGAGAATCGATGCGAATAACTATGGTGGATTCTGCGACCGAGCTGTTCTTATTGAAGATGGTGTTGTGAACGACTCGTTGAGTTTCGAACTTCCGACATCTAGTATGGATATCAACGAAGCCATTAAATTTGGTGATATTGAATTTGGAAAAATTGCAGACGAAAAGGCATTCCCTTCTGGTCTTTCTTCAGTATTCGGTGGCGAAGGATACAGAACAAACGTTCTTGTTTCTATTACTGATCCTATTATCTATGGTTTACGAATCAAAGGTGCCCCTAGAGAACTAACTGGACTAGTAACAATTGATAATACTGGTCTTGTTACAGGAACAGATACACGATTTACAAAAGAATTGGCAGTAGGATCTGAAGTTTATAGCGAACAATGGCCATCAATTTATAGAACAGTATCCAGTATAAGCAGCGATACTGTACTTCAGTTAAACGATGCATTCCGCGATACTGCTGGCAACGCACTTTCTGACATTACTCCTGAGCCTTTATTGGCTGTGACTTATTGGGGTAAGATTGATTTTCCTGCTACAGATTCAGTAGACGAAGCAGATGTATTTGGTGTTGCTGGATTTGGTAAAGGTGCTGCGAATAGATTAGCTGTTATTGATTCTGGTATTGGATATCAAGATGGTGAAACTTTGACTTTGTATAGTACAAAAGATTCTACCAAAACTATTTCTGCTATTGCTGTCGCACTAGAAGATGGCTTCGGCGAAGGTTATTTCAAGAGCAATAGAGGTTTTATAAGTTCTAATAAATATATTCATGATAATAACTACTATCAAGAATTTTCATATGAAGTTCAATCAGGTATTTCTTTTGACAAGTATTCTGCTATTCTAAAAGAAATCTGGCACCCTGCTGGTGTTTCTAAATTTGGACGAGTTGTTGTCAATGATGTCAATAATTTAGAAGCAGAAACAGTCGACTTCTTAGTTGATTTCGGAAGAGAAACAAGTAGATCTACCAGCTTCTCTACAGAAACAATATTTACCACGACATTTAATACAGTATACGAAACAACTACGACAACAACATACGATACATCAATAGCAACAACAAAGAGTACAACCATAACAACTAATTTTGATAGTATTTTTACTACTAGTATAGCAACAGATACATCTAGATCTACAACATATAATACTTCGCTTTCTACTGAAGTATCAACAGGTACGTTTACTGCAACAACGTTTAATACAACTACATCTACGGTTGATTTTGATACTACGCTCGGAACAAGATTTACAACGTCTAAGTCTACAGCAACAAGTAGAACTACTACAACAAACACTCTAAGCGTGTATAATACGATATTTGCTACCACCATAAATACTGATACTTCGCGAGATACAAATAGAGATACTGTTTATAATACTAATTTCCAAACATCTAGAGATACGTTGACTTCGACTACATTTAATACAACTTATGACGCAACGTTCGCAGAAACAAGCAGATCAACGACTATCGATACTCTAACCGCCACGGTGTATAACACTACATATGGTACAGCTTCTTCTCGTTCTACAACAAGATCAACAGTGTATGAAACTAATTTTGAAACGCTATATGCAACGACCACTACGTTTAATACAAGTATTGCCACAAGTAAATCTACTACATTCAATACAATATATGCAACATCATACAATACAAACAGAACAACAGATGATGATACGGGAACAACAATTTCAACGTCGACTACATTCAATACAATATATGAATTGGGAACCACAGTTGAAACTAGCAGAAATACCGATACATCATATGATAGTTACACCACTGTCTCGACGTCTAGAAGCACCGATATTGATACAACAACCTCGCGCTCGACGGCTTTCTTCACCAGCACCGCCATTCAAACGGAATAAAAAATGAGTAAAGTATTTTCAAAACTTAAAAGAACTTCTATTACTGAATTAGTTAATTCGGTGAATCAAAGAACTATTGCATCAGTAGGCATTGAAAATAGGGGCACTAACTATGCCGTAAATGACATATTACAGATTGCTGGCGGAACTATCCTTAAAGTAACAGCGATTGGATCGGCTGGTAATGTTTCTACAATCAATGTTGCTTCTGGTGGAACATATACTAACTTTGTCGCTTTGTCTAACGTAGCTGTATATGATGTTGCGAATGCTGTTGCTAACAGCACATATGGTGGCCAACAAACAGTTTCTGGTGCTAATCTTAGAATCAACGTGGTTTTAGACACAAACGCAGTAAATACAAATAGATTTTATCTTTTGGCTTCGGGAACTCCTGAAGTTGAAACTGTAGCTGTAGAAAAAGAATCTGAATATGACGGCAGTTTACTTGTTTGGGATCAAGCTATTTTTGCAAAAGAAGCAGATTTAATTCCTATGGTAAGAAGAGTCACTTGGGAAGCCAACACTTTTTATTCAGCTTATGATGACAAAGACGAATTATTAAGTACAAAAGACTTTTTTGTTATTGATACTGTTTCTAGAGAAATATACAAATGTATTGACAATGGAGCCACAGTAATCAATCCTTCTCCTCGTTCTAATGTTAATCCTAGTAGCGGTGTACCAAGACTAGGAACTCCAGTTAGATTAGGTGCCGATGGATATACTTGGTTGTATATGGGAACTCTAAAAGAAGAAACAGACGTTCTATTTGGAACATCTTCTTATTTTCCTGTTGAAGAATACGCCAATACTAAAAACGCTGCAATAAACGGTGGATTATTCTCGATTCGTGTAGAGGATGTAGGTGACAATTACATTACTGATAGCGGAACTATATTAGATCCAGGTTCTTCTACAAATAGAGTTCGTTTGAATAAGTTATTAAGTAATCCTTCATATTATGCTAACTGCGGTATTAAAATCGCAAACACGTCTGGTGGAGTCGAAGTTAAACGAATTAATCAAATTAGCCCTGTTAATGTTGGTGGCACACCATACTCAGAAGTTTCTTTACAAGGAACAGAAAACTTTACGGCTGGTTTTTTACAAACTGGACAAGCATATACTATTTCTCCTTTTGTTGAGATTGATAGTTATTCTGGAAGTGGAGCAGTTGCATATTCTGTGGTTGCAGACGACGGAAGTATAGAACGTATTGAACTTGTAAATTATGGTACAGGATATAAAGACGCGACTGCCGTTATAGGTGCTGCTTCTGGGATAGGAACAGGCGCGACCCTAAGACCTATAATTTCTCCTGGAAATGGCCATGGCTCTCATATTTTTGATGAACTTTATGTCGATTCCGTAGGTATTTCTTGTAAATTTGACAACGAATCCTTCGTAAGAGAAGCTAAATATAGTACCCTTGCTTTATTAAAAAATCCAACTTATGCCAATGGCTCGCCTTACTATGATAACTCGTTTAATCAAGTCATAAAAATTCCATTGGGTGATGTAACTTCAGGTAATTTTGAGGTCGGAGAATTGGTTGTTGGAAGTAATCTTAATGCAAATACCAGTCGTTATCCTTCTGCTTATGTGGCTTATGCTAATTCTTCGTTATTGATGGTTACTGGAGCAAAAGGTATGTTTGTTCATAGTTCTACGATAACTGGGCAAGATTCTAATAAATCAGTATCAACAGCGAGTTTAGTAAACTGGGATAATTATTTTGACACTTTGCCCTCAAACACTGCGGTTGGTTCAAATGATTATGATGTAAAACTATACTCTGGTGATATTTTGTATATTAAAAATGCACAATCAGTCACTAGATCTGCAGACAGTCAAATAAACGAACAAATTAAAATAGTAATTAAACTCTAACGGAGTAATATAAAAAATGCCATTGGATATAGCAAATACAGTTCTAGCGTCGGCGCCATATTATGACGACTTTGACGAAGATAAAAAATATCACAGAATTCTTTTTAGACCATCTGTTCCTCTTCAAGCACGCGAACTAAACCAAGCGCAATCAATTTTGCAGAATCAAATCGAACGTTTTGGCGATTACGTGGTTCAATCTGGTTCTATTGTCAAGAGCGATGGTAGTTTAGAAACGATTCCTGCTGCCAAATTTATATCAGTAGCAGATAACTCTGATACCGAAAATCCTGATTACGTCGGCGCGACTATTGTTGGCGCGAACACTGGCGTAGAAGCGGTCATTTTAACTGGTATTGATGGATATTTTGCTTCTTCTCGCCCTTCCAAATTTTTTATAATTTACACAAAATCTGGTCGTGATGCAACAGGTAATACTGTCTACACTTTCCAAGCTGGTATCAATGGAGATCCAGGCGAAACATTACAAATTTATGGTGATACCAATTTATACAAAGGTCAAACAGTTGTAACAGTCAGTGCCAGTGTTTCTAATAGCGATTTTGCTTCTGGTGGCGGATATGCTCTTGGTACTGAATTCTTCGGCGGAACTTCTTCTGCAACAGGTAAGGTTTATTATGGCGAAGCGTCTACCAAAACTATTATCCTTGAAGATGTTCGTGGTAGCTTTGTTTCTGGTGAAACTATTTACTCAAAAGCAAATACACAAATATCAACGACCTTAACTTCTGTAGGAAGTGCACTCTTAGAAGATACTGGATCTTTAATTGGTACTTCAAGAATGTTAAGTCCGAACACGGCGCTGAATTATGAAGCGACAGGTTCAGCATATTGTGTACGCGTCCCAGAAGCTATTGTATATCAAAAAGGTTTTTTCATCAAAACTGAAGATCAAGTTTTGGTAATAAATTCTGTGTCTGGTGGAGCAATATCTGCAGCTGGCCAAGTTGTAGGTTATGAAACAGAAGAATTAATCGTTACAGAATATGCGGACAATACGCTATATGATAATGCTGGAGGATTTTCTAACGAAGCTGCTCCAGGCGCGCACCGCTTGCAGCTACAAACATCACTTGTCGCTTATGTAAAAGATGACATTCCAACTGACACTAACTTCTTCCCTGTTGCTGAGTTTGGTCCTACTGGTGTTTTGTATATTAAAGATGACGCTGAATTTGGAGCAATAGGTCGTACCATTGCCACTAGAACTTACGAAGAATCTGGCCACTATACAGTAAATCCATTTAATGTAAGAACAGAAACAAACGATAAATCACAATTATTAGTAGAAGACGGCAAAACAAGATTGGGCGATTTTAAGTATGTCATATCTGATGGTTTAGCTTATGTTGGTGGTAATCGCGTCGAAACTTTATCGCCATACGAATTAGTTGTTGATAGAGCAACTGAAACATTATCAGATACACAACAACTTTTAACAACTACATTTGGCGATTACATTTATGTCGACCAAATTCGTGGTTATTTTCCTTCTTCTGGTTTTGCGTCAGTTACATTGTACGACAATACATCAAAAGCTGTAACGAGTAATTTTGATATTGCTTCTAGTTCGCCAGTAGGTAATGCTATTGGTACTGCTAATATTCGCGATATTGTTTATGATAGCGGAGTGAAAGGTAGTCCGTCTGGTCGATACAAATTGTATTTGATTGATATTAAACTAGACGCTGGAAAGTCACTAAGACAAGTAAAATCTGTCTATTACACTTCTGGTGGAGTAAAAGCATTCGCCGACGTTGCAGTAGATCCAGTATTAAAATCTATAAAAACCATCAATACAACACCAATTAGTGGCGGAACAGGTTATGTGATTGGTGATGTTGTTGCTGTTGTTGGCGGTAACGGAAAACCAGCTTATGTGCAAATTGATGCTATAACAGGAAATGGCGTAGCTTCTACTGTTTCTTTATATGATGTTGGTTCTTACATCGCTGCGCCATCTGGAACTGTTTCTACTTCCTATGATGGAGCAGGTGCAGGATTGACTGTTAGTATTACTGCAATAGAAAATAAACCACTAAACAATTTGCAAGAAACAGAATATTCTAAAGCTGTATTTCCTTTATCTAGAAGAGCCATTAAAAATCTTCGTAGCGCAAGTGGTGCTGCCGAAACAACTTATTACTATACAGCAGAAGCAGTTGGCAATGTAGCAACAACAGGTATCGCTAACTTCGATTTCGCACTATCAAATACTATCTTAGGATGGACTGACGCTTCTGACTTATCAGAAGCAAAAATTGATTTAATTGTTACTGGTAGTGCTAATATTGAAACTAGCAGTTTGTCTGGTACTGTTAGCGCGACTACTTCTACAACTGTTACAGGTAGCGGAACTTCTTTCTTAACTGACTTCCAAAACGGTGAAGTTATCAAACAAGGATCAAATTCTGCAGTAATTGTTTCTGTCGTTGATGATGATACGTTAATCGTAGGCAGTGCAGTTACATTTAGCGGAGTATACAGCAGAATTCATCCTCGTGGTTCTGTGATTAGTCTCGGAACATCAACTCGAGATATTACAAATATTAATGTAAATGACGGATCATTCTCAGTAGATCTTGGTTCTGCCACTACTGCCTCTATACAGACTACTGCGCGTGTTTTATTGAAGAAAACTAATTCTAGCGCATTAAAGAAAGACGTTACACGAAATGTAAAAGTTCGTCTATATGAAGGACAACTATCTGGTAAAGTCAACGGTTCTGGAACTACTATTACTGCAGGCGACGGATTAACATTATTCCAAAGAGAACTAAATGTCGGCAACATTATTCAAGTTTCGAATAGCAGCACAAGTCAAATCAGAAGCATTACAGCAATCGCGAGTAATACCTCGCTAACAGTAAATGCTGCGTTTAATACTGCTTTGGTTAATGCTTCCTCGAATGTTGTTTATTCTGTTGTAAATCCAACTGGAATCTGGTCGCTTGGTTTCCCAGATGTAATTAAAGTTAATAGCATT